TTTAAAGTAGGCCCGCACCACAAACGCTTAGCTAAAATCTTCCAAGACGTGGTCGATGGGAAGAAAAAGCGGGTTATTATTAATATTGCACCACGTATGGGCAAATCAGAGTTCTCCAGTTATCTGTTTCCAGCATACTTCCTAGGTAAATACCCAGATAAAAAGATCATTATGGCTACGCATACAGCGGGTTTGTCAGAAGACTTTGGTCGTAGGGTGCGAAACTTAATTAACGGAGAAGATTATCATGAAGTGTTTCCAGGAACAGATGTTGCCGATGACCAAAAAGCTGCTGGTAAGTGGTCGACTAGCGCCGGTGGTCAGTATTATGCTGTGGGTGTGGGGGGCGCCTTGGCAGGACGTGGTGCTGACTTATTTGTTATTGATGATCCTCACTCTGAGCAAGACATAAAAGCTAACTCCAGGGCTACGTTTGATAATGCGTGGTCTTGGTTTCAGACTGGGCCGTTACAGCGTTTGATGCCAGGCGGTGCGATTATTGTGATTATGACCCGGTGGAGTCTTGTAGATTTGACTGGCCGGTTGGTGAACTTTACTATACAGAATCCTGAAGCAGAGCCATGGGAGATAGTAGAGCTGCCAGCCATCATGCCAAACGGGAAAAGTCTCTGGCCTGAACAGTGGCCACTAGAGCAGTTAGAAGCTAAAAGATTACAGATGGACCCACGGTACTGGAACGCCCAGTACATGCAGAACCCCACAGGGGATACCAGCGCGTTAATTAAAAGAACGGATTGGAGAATATGGGAGCCAGAAGACCCACCAAACGTTGAATACGTCATCCAGTCTTGGGATACGGCGTTTGAAACTAAAACCACATCTGACTACTCTGCATGCACAACGTGGGGAGTTTGGTACAACGAAGAAGACGGCAACAGCCCTAACTTAATTCTCCTTGATGCGTTCAAAGACAGGATGGCGTTCCCAGAACTAAAGGCAGTTGCACTTAAACATTATCAAGAGTGGAAGCCAGATGCGTGTATCATTGAGAAAAAAGCGTCAGGTGGTCCGTTGATTCAAGAGTTGCGTAGGATGGGTATTCCAATTCAAGAGTTTACACCTAGCCGCGGCAACGATAAAATAGCTAGACTTAATGCGGTTTCAGATTTATTTGCGTCTGGCCGTGTTTGGATACCGGATAGGCGTTGGGCTAAAGATGTTGTGGAAGAAATAGCGGCATTCCCTGTAGGAGAGCATGATGACTATGTGGATACGACAACCCAAGCACTGTTACGCTACCGGCAGGGTGGGTTTATTAATTTAAATACGGATGAGCGTGATGACGACTTGACGTATAGGTATAGAAGACGCGCAGCATATTACTAAGGACTAAATAATGGGCATTGATAAGGGTTTATACCAAGCACCAAAGGGTATTCAAGAATTGGCTGACGACATGGAGCCAGATATTACTGTTGAAGTAGAAGACCCAGAAGCGGTACACATTAGTGCTGATGGTTTTGAGCTTGACATTGAAAAGATGGACAACGAAGACGGTTCGCCAGAGTTTAATGCCAACTTAGCAGAAGAAATTGAAGATGGTGTTTTAGCTACGCTTTCTGCAGAACTAGCAAACGATATTGATAACGACCTTAGTTCCCGTAGAGATTGGGAAAAAATGTATAAGGACGGTATTACGTTGTTAGGCCTTAAGTTTGAAGAGCGCACTGAACCATGGGACGGCGCTTGCGGTGTATTTCACCCTATGATTACAGAAGCCGTGGTGCGTTTTCAAGCTGAAGCCATTATGGAGACGTTTCCAGCTAAGGGTCCAGTAAAAACCCAGATCATCGGTAAAGAAACACGTGATAAGGTAGAAGCAGCGCAGCGTGTTGAGATGGATATGAACTACCAGCTCACAGAAAAAATGCCTGAGTTCCGTAATGAGCACGAAAGAATGTTGTGGAACCTCCCATCTGCAGGCTCAGCGTTTAAGAAAGTCTACTATGACCCATCATTAGGGCGCCAAGTTTCTATTTTTATCCCAGCAGAAGACATTATTCTCCCGTATGGCGCTAGCGAGATTGCATCATGCCACCGTGTAACCCACCGCATGCGTAAAACCAAGAATGATTTGGTTAAGTTGCAGAACGCTGGGTTTTATAAAGACATTGAGTTAGGCGAACCACAAAAATTTCAAACCGAAATTCAAGAAAAGAAAGATAAAGAAACCGGTTTTACGGCAACGTATGACGACCGCTTTGAGCTATATGAAGCGCACGTTGATTTAGATTTAGTAGGTTATGAAGACGAAGATGAGAACGGCGACCCGACTGGGATTGCGCTTCCTTACGTTGTAACAATGATTCGAGGTACCAATGAAATTCTTGCAATTCGTAGAAACTGGAAAGAGGAAGACCCGCTCTGCCTTAAACGCCAGCATTTTGTACATTACCAGTATATCCCCGGTTATGGAGCTTATGGCTTTGGCCTTTTCCATCTTATTGGTGGTTTTGCTAAATCCGCAACTTCTATCCTCAGACAATTGGTTGATGCGGGTACTCTTTCCAATCTACCGGGGGGTTTAAAATCTAGAGGACTAAGAATCAAGGGCGACGACACTCCGATTGCTCCAGGTGAGTTTAGAGACGTTGATGTTGGAAGCGGAACTATTCGTGACAACATTCTCCCACTACCCTACAAAGAACCATCTGCTGTATTAGCAGGCTTAATGGACAAAATAATTGAAGAAGGACGTCGCTTTGCGGCTACTTCTGATATGCAAATCTCTGATATGAGCGCTAACGCTCCTGTTGGAACTACGCTTGCAATTCTGGAAAGAACCTTGAAGGTGATGTCTGCTGTTCAAGCCCGAGTCCACTACGCCTTAAGACAAGAACTCAAGCTGCTTGCCGGTATTATTAGAGATTACACCGACGATGACTACAACTACCAACCCGAAAGCGGCGACATCTACGTCAAAAAGTCCGACTACAGTCATGTGGACGTGCTCCCTGTATCCGATCCTAATGCGGCCACCCTTTCGCAGAGAGTGGTTCAGTACCAAGCTGTTATCCAGTTGGCTCAGAGCGCCCCACAAATATATAACTTACCCGAGCTCCACAGGCAGATGCTTGACGTTCTTGGAATTAAAAACGCCGACAAATTGGTGCCTTTGGCGGACGACCAAAAGCCAAAAGACCCAGTTACCGAAAACATGAACGTGCTAAAAGGTGTTCCGCTCAAAGCATTTATTTTCCAAGACCACGAAGCGCATATTGCGGTTCACCAATCTATGATGACAGACCCAATTGTTCAACAGCTTATTGGACAAAACCCACAAGCAAATATGATTGCGCAAGCATTACAGGCACATATTGCGGAACACGTAGGATATGCGTATCGTCAGAAGATTGAAGAGCGTTTGGGTATTGCACTACCTTCTCCTGATGACGAGATGCCTGAGGCAATGGAAAAAGAAGTTAGCCGCCTCATGGCACAAGCTGCTCCACAAGTATTGGCACAAAGCAAAGCAATAGTTGCACAGCATCAAGCTCAACAAAATGCACAAGACCCAGTATTGCAGATGCAAATGCAAGAACTGCAGATTAAAAAACAAGAAGCTGACACTAAAGCGCAAAAAGTTCAAGTTGACGCACAATCTAAAGCTCAAGAGTTGCAGTTAAAGGCTCAAGAGTTGCAAGCTAAGATGAAACAAGATGGCATGCGTGCGGGCGCAGAGATTGCAGTTAAAAAAGCGCAAATAGGCATGGACCAAGCAAGAGCTAAAGAGGCTGGCATGAGAGTTAAACAAGATGGCCTAGCAATGGGTGCAGAAATTGCAATGAAGAGACATCAAATTAAACAAACTAAAGGAGAATAACCCAAGTGATCGACAATCTAACGGCTGATTTCATAGCCGCAATGCGTGATAAGTTACGTACAGATATGAATAACTACACTGACGATTTGGCAAATGGTCAGTGCACCACCTTTGAGCAGTACAAAGAGCTTTGCGGAGTAATTCGAGGTCTAGCTTTCGCAGAGCGCCATTTACTTGACCTCGCTGAGCATTTACAGAAAGACGAAAACAATGAGTAATACCATTGCACTACCGCCAGAAGGGTTAATCCTTCCGCCGGGTACTACAATGCCAACCAAGGCCGAAGCACCAACTGAAGAAGAGTTGGCAGCCATGGATGACGGTGAAAAAGCAACGCAGCTCCCAAGTCCGTCAGGACACAAAATCTTATGCGCCTTAATTGACGCAACAGATAGGTTTGAGAGCGGCATTATTAAAGCCGACGAGACAAAAATGGTTGAGGAACTAACTTCCCCAGTCTTATTTGTTATGAAGCTAGGCCCATCAGCGTATAAAGACAAAGATAGGTTTCCAGACGGACCTTGGTGCCAAGAAGGAGATTTTGTTCTCACACGCCCGTATACCGGCACTCGGATTAAGATTCACGGAAAAGAGTTCCGTATCATCAACGACGATCAAGTTGATGGCACAGTTCTTGACCCCCGTGGCATTTCACGCGTTTAATTAAGGAGCTACCATGACTGAGCAATTCCAATTTCCAGACGAAAGCGGCGACGCAGAGTTTAAGGAAGAATTAGTTGTAACAACAGAAGGCGATGACGCAGAGGTTATTATTGAAGACGATACACCCGAGCGCGACCGCAGAGCACAACCGCTAGACCGTGAGGTACCAGACCCTTCGGAAGAAGAGATTGAAGGCTACACTAAAGGCGTCCAATCAAGAATTAAAGAGTTAACCCACGCCCGTCATGACGAGCGCCGTGCAAAAGAAGCCGTACTGCGTGAGAAACAAGAGCTTGAGCGTTTAACAAAACAAATTCTTGAAGAAAACCGCACACTAAAGCAAAAAGTCGCGTCTGGTGAAGTTACTTACGCAGAAACTTTGCAAGCAAAAGCTGAAGCTGACATGGAAATGGCACGTCGCCGTTACAAGGAAGCAGAAGAATCTTACGACTCAGAAGCAAAACTTGAAGCTCAAGAAATGCTTACCGACGCCAAGATGAAACTTGAAGCTGCGAAAAATTTTAGGCCTACCCCTTTACAAACCGAAGAAAATGCTGTACAAATACAATCATCGGCACCGGAAGCACCACGACTTGACGAAAAAACCTTGCGCTGGCAAGCAAAAAACCAGTGGTTTGGGTCACCGGGATACGAAGAAGTTACGGCC